TTTCCTTCTTTTACCAACTGCACGACCTGCTCATTAGTAAGCACAGGAATAAAGACTTTGTCGCCAATATCTTTGGAAAGAATCTTCACTTCTTCGGCTGTTAGCACCAAAGCTTCACCATGTTTCGCAGCATCATTGATGCGAGCAATAATCTGGTTGATTGGTAGTTTTGAATTGTCCAATTCCATTCTCCTTTTTTAACCTGCACGCCAAAATTGGCGACCCATAACTTTAAAATTCAATCCATTTTGCTCCGTGACTTCACGATCTCTGTATTTAGGATTTAGGCTGTGCAGAATCAGTTTCCCGCCTTCTTCCTTGAAAATCTGCTTAATCATGCCTTCACCCTCAAAGTAAACAGCATAAATTTGACCATCAATAATGTCGGTTTGGGATATATCAATGCCAACCAAATCCCCATCCTCAATCTTGTCCGCCATACTGTCGCCTTTAGCCTTGATGATGCGCATGCAATCAGGATGAACATTTTTTTGTTTAAAAAAACTAGGTGGGAATGGCTGTTTTCCATTGATCACATCAAAGTGAAACTCTATAGATTCTCCTGTGCCACAAGAAAAACTTGCCTCTACCACATCAATCCAGATAAATCCATCATCCCCACCATACTCAACTACTGACGCGCTTTGAATATCATTCACATCAAATGATGATTCATCTTTCTTGGATAGGCCGTGCTTATCCATAAATTCTTGCATGTTGAAGTTGGTTAAATTTTGTTTTTCTTTTCCAGTAAGAATCCATCTGGATGTTGTTTTTAATGCGGTTGCTAGCGCCTCAATGTGCTTTGCGCTCGGATTATTACTTCCATTTACCCAACCAGAAACAGTTCCTCTAGCAGCGCCAGTGAGCCTCATTAAATCCGCTTGAGATAACTTTAATTCAGCCATTCGAGATTGAATGCGATCAGAAACAGAATTATCCATCGTTCAAAACCTTATATCAGATGTTCAAAATTATGAACAAGAAGTTTGACAAATGCCTGAACATGTTGTTCAATAAGTTGAATTAATATGTTCAGGAATTTGAATATGAATGTAGAGCATTTGAGGGAGTTCTACGGTGTAGAAAATAACTCTCAACTAGCCAAGAAAATCAAAAAAGCACGCTCAGGTATTACCAAATGGGAGCAAGAAGGCATACCACCAAGAACGCAAGCTGCCTTTGAAGTATTAACAAATGGAAAGCTAAAGGCTGACCGTCAAGCATTAACTGCCTAGGAAAAACCATGACTAAACGTAAACCAAAGAAGGATGCGTCTATCACCATCCATATGCCAACAGACCACAAAGAACAGTTGTCCTCATTGGCTGAAATGCTACGAGCAGGACAGGGTGCAAGTGAGTATGTGTACGAAACGTTAATCAAGCCTCATCTCCAAAAATTGAAAGCTGAGACGAAGATTAAACAAAAGATTTTCGGCTTAACAGAGAGCGATAAAAACCATGAGCTGCATTCAGATTTATCAGTGCGCTCAGAAACAGCAGACATTAAAAAAGCCTGATTTCGTGGATCAGGCTCAATGTTCAATCGGAGCAAACCATATGAACTATTCAATATTAGCAGACATTGAACTAAATCGGAAGATTAGTTTGTTTCAAAAAGCGGTTGAGGCTTATGTGCTTAATCGAACTCTCGAAAACTCTATGGCATTGGCTAAAGCGAAAGCTGATTTAGCTGCATTTGTATTGAGAGGTGTTTGATGAATACGGCTTTTAACCTGGAACAATTTCTCAAGCAGGCCACCCCAGTGGAAGATAAATACACTAGAACACCAAATTACCTGGTGGATAAGGGCTATGTGTCTGAAATGACGGGTAGCGCTTTGAAATGCTACGTAGTGATTAACCGCTTTACTGATGGTTTTTGCCGTAGTAACTGGTCGATTACTTCTAGCTTCCTTCAAGAAAAGACTGGAATCAAGAAATTAAAAACACTTACTGACTCAGTTCGCCAGCTTGAACAATTGGGTTTGGTTTTAGTGGTTAGATCAACTGGTGAAACTAACAAATTTTCAATCATTCATCCTGAGTTTGAACCACCTGCCAAAATGGATGGTAGTACCGATAATGGTATGGACACTACCCCCGAAAATGGTATGGGGAGTACCCACCAAAATGGAGGGGAGACTACCCCCGAAAATGGTACTACTAAGAAAGAAACAAATAAGAAAGAAAATATTAAGAAAGATATATGTGAAATTTTCGAGTTCTGGAAAACCACATTCAGCAAAAATGAAAAAACGATTCTATCTGACAAACGAGCTAGAAAAATTCAGTCTCGTCTCGCTGATGGATATCTGGTTGAAGACATCAAACATGCAATCCTGAATTGCTCTAAGTCTGATTACCATGTTCAAGGTGGTTATACCGATATTGAATTGATTTGCCGTGAACCTGAAAAACTAGATCGTTTTATCAATATGTTCCCAAAAGAGCAGGATAAAACCAACTCTGATAATTCAGAAACAAAGCGTAATGCACCTGTATTGATTCGCAAAGAATACAAGGGGGCTAAATAATGGATTACTTACATTCAGTCCCTACAGAGCAAGGTGTATTAGTTTCTTTGTTATCTCTTGCTGATGGTGTGGATCAATATGTTCAACGCCTAAACCGTGATTACTTCTCAGGAAAACATCAGATTATTTTTGATGCGATTAAAGCAATCCACGATCGTGGTGAACAAATTGATTTCATTCTTGTATGGGACGAAATCAAGAAAAACCCATTGAATCTTCACCACATTGATGAGCAGTACATGCTTACGCTGAATGCAGAAGCGCCTACGCTTATTTCAACACTGGAACAACACATCGAGAAGCTTCACCGTTTAATGGTTCGTCGTAAGTTCGTAGACATTTCTGTGCTTATGCAGGGTATGGCAAAGGACTTCACCACAAACCTAGATGAGATGCTCAATAAAACTCAGAACATGATTGCTGAAATCGGTGACAACTCTGAGAAGAAATCACTTACCTATGTGAATGAGTTTGTAGCACGTCTCTATGCGGATCTAGAAGAAACTTGCATTGCACGAAAGAACGGCACTTATGTTGAAACGGGCTTAAGAACAGGATTCATTGCACTAGACAACAAAATCGGTGCTCTACGTCGTGGCAACTTTGTTCTGATTGGTGCCCGTCCATCAATGGGCAAAACAACATTCGCTCAAAATATTATGAGTGATATGGCAATCAACCAAGACCTTGTTGTTCAGTTCCATTCACTTGAGATGACTGAGGAAGAAATCAGGGACCGTATTGTTTCAGGTGTCGGACAAATCAAGCTTCGCAATATCAAGTCTAAGTTTCTTGAGGATGATGACTGGGGGCGTTTAGTTCAGGCTAACAAGATGCTTGAAAATGCCAAATTCGGAATTGATGACACGGCTAATGCATCACTCTCTGATGTCCGTCGTCAAGCAAGATTACTTAAAGCTAAGTATGGCCGTGTAGACGCAATTTTCGTTGATTACCTACAAATCATGAAAAGCCCAGTTGTTACTGATAACCAAGTTAGAGCAATTGGTGAAATCTCAAAAGGGTTGAAAGCAATCGCAAAAGAATTTGATTGCGTTGTATTCGCTCTATCTCAACTTAGCCGCAACTTAGAGAACAGACCTAACAAACGTCCAGTTAATGCCGATCTTCGTGAATCTGGGCAATTGGAGCAGGATGCGGACGTGATTCTATTCATTTACCGCGATGAAGTTTACGACAAGAACTCAAAAGATGCAGGAACTGCTGAAATCATCATCGGTAAGTGCCGTGATGGAGAGGTAGGAACTGTGCGTCTAGGTACTGATTTAGCAAGAGCAACATTTGCAGATCTTGATCCTGCTTATCTCGCTAGTTTGCAAGAGTTTGGAGGTGCAGCGTGAAAACTTTAAATAGAACAAAGAAATTAAACTTTGATGACCAGCTTAGCTTACTCGTGTTTGGCTGTCATGCATCAGCGCCTTTCAGTGTCAAAGACGTGAAGGAATCAGTGTTTGATTTCAATCGAGGAACCATCTACAGCAATCTTCAAAAAATTGTTGAATGGAAATATTTCGAACGTGTTGGGAAAAATCATTACAAGGCAACTCAATACGCAAAAGACATCCTGAATGTTAAAGGGGAGCTGAAAGCATGATCGAATTTGTAGATTACAACGCAATGATGAAGCTGCGTAGAGCGTACAACCTCGGTACTCGTAATGAAGAAACAAGAGCAGCAGCGAACCTCTACGAGAAATTAAGAAAGCTGAAAATGCTAGACCAGCTCAAGCAGGAAGCCATGACTAGACGTTACAAGGAGGCGGTATGAAACCAGAACATTTTATTCGTGAGCAAGGATTGGATAAGGCGCGAGAGGTTGTTGAAGGCATCCCAAGCAAATATATGGAGTGTTACTACTCAACATTATGCTACTGCACCAAAGCAAAAAAGTATTCAGATCGTTTTAATCCAAGAATTGAACTTGTGAACATGGCGGATCTCAAACGCTTGGTGGAGTCGATTGATCTGATCAAGTGGCATGGTGGCACTAAGTTTGCCAAAGACTACCTAGCGCGGAATAAAGCAAAGCATCCAAATGTAAGCGGCTGGGATGAATTGGAGCAGGCAATCAAAGACCACGAATCAATATATGGAGGCGGGGATGAGTAAAGTTCACAATTTAAAAACTGATCCAGAAGTTTTTCAAGCTGTTGTTGATGGTCGTAAAACATTTGAGATTCGTTTCAATGATCGAGATTTCAAAGTTGGCGATGAGCTGATTTTGCTTGAGACGATACATTCAGGCGAGCAAATGAAGCAAGGCATGCCGCTTCTATATTCAGGCAATGAACTTCGTAAAACCATCTCTTATGTCTTAAGCGGGTATGGGCTGCAAGAAGGATGGGTAATTTTAGGGATTAAAGGAGCCAGCCATGAGTGAGTTTAAAGGTGTTTGCATCGATTGTGGCTCTCCAGAGCTTTATTCAAATAGCGAAATAAGACAGCCAAGAATGTGTGTTGATTGCTATGCGGCAATGATTGGTTTTGCGCGGGTTGGGGGTTCTTTTGTGGATTCGGACACATTAGGCGACGACTTCCCCATAGAAAACCACATTTCGCCGAATTGCAAAGTAACTGAAGTTCACATTAACGAAGCTTACAAGCTTAATCGATTGGGGTGAAGAATGGATAAGTGTAGAGAAGAGTTTGAGAAGCAAAAGTACTGGATTGGGCTATTTAGAGACGCGGTTGATTTTGATGAGGAGCTTGGTCGATATGTTTTAAACGGTCAAAGAAAGCTTTACGCATTTCACCTCGATTCATTTAACGAGAAATGGGCAATTTGGCAGGAAGCATGGCAGCACCAGCAAGCGAAAGTGGAGGAGCTGCAAACCCAATTATCGCTACAACGTCAAAGAGTAAAGGCTTTTGAAGAAGAGCTTACTAGTTCACGTAACTATGGTGACGAGCTGCAAAAGAGGGTGGATGAACTTGAGTTTCAACTTAAAGATTGGAAGCAAAAATCAATGCCTGCAATGCTAAATGGTATGTGTGGTCGTTGCGGTAAAGAGCCGTTGCAAGGAATTGGCTCAGATAAAGAAGATTATGCGCTACTACATTGCTTTGGTTGTGGTGCAAACAAATACGAATGGATAGGAGAGCAAGCGCTCAAGGGGGAAGGATGAAAGCAACCAAGATCCCATGTGAGCATGACTTGCTAAGTAAGAACGACGACACATGGGCTAATGCTGTGATGCGCTGTAAGGGTGGAAGCCCTTACTGTGGAGCAGACGGTTATTGTCATGCAGGCGGCACCTGCTTTGCGGACCAAGAACTAACAAGAGAGCAAGCAATCTTAGAAGTAGATCGCCTAGCTCAAGAATTACATAACTCAAAGATTGAAAACGACAAGTTAAGAAATGCAGCTAGTCAGCTTGTTAATCAACTTGAATTGGCGAAAGAGCAGAACCTAAAGAACGGTAATGATCAGAGAGTATTTGCTTTGAAGTTCTGTATCCATGAAATCAAGAAAGCGATGGGGTGACCAATGACCACATTCAAAGAGGCTCAAAGGGTCCAGTCACAGAAGGCAGCTCGTTCAAAGCGATTTAATCGAGTGCCTACAGAAGATCAAGAACAGATGACGCTCATGAGTTGGGCGCATCGAGTGAAGTATGGTTCAGGTCGTTTGAGTGATTACCTGTTTCATATTCCTAATGGTGGCTCAAGAAACATCCTTGAAGCTGCAAAGTTTAAGAAGTTGGGCGTGAAGGCTGGTGTTCCAGACCTTCAGCTAATTGTTCCAAATGGTGAGATACACGGGCTTTGGATTGAGTTGAAGTCAAAGAAAGGGAAGTTACAACCAAGTCAAAGGCTCATGATTCAACGCTTAGAAGAACAAGGTTACATGTGCAAAGTCTGCTTCGGTGCAGATGAAGCCATAGATGAAATTAAAAAGTACTTGATGATTTGAGGTGGCGTGATGGAACTAAAGGATGACAAAGGCTTGCAGTACATTCTCTTCGGATTGCTGCTAATCGTAATCGGTTCAATCGGCAAGTTGGTAAGTATTTGGATGTAAGGGGATAGAGATGGACTACAACAAGGCTGTCGTAATTATCTTTTCGGTACTTATGGTGGCAATAGTTTTGATGACAGTATTTGGTAAGTAGGTGACGGTATGAATGCGGCAGTAAATCACATTATGCAAACAACGGACTGGACCAAATACAGTCTAGAAGAATGGCTTTATCAATTTGGGGCTTGGATGTACTCAAATTCTGGAACTTGTGGAAAGAGCATAAACCCGATTGCTGTCGCTATGGATCAGGCTGCCAAAAAGCGCAAGCAAGAAGTGAAAGGCAAAGAGCAGATCATGGCAGATTGGCTTTGTTCTGATGATCCAGTTATCCCTAAAGGTCGTGGGCGTATAACATGTGAAATCACAGACAATGAAGCGCGTGCAGTTCAACGCCTCATCTTAGATATGCAAGGGCAATCAGAAGTGTTGGACGAATGGCTTGATGCTGTAATCAAAAGATACTTCTATAACAACTCTTGGTCAGAAATGGTTGTAACTCAAATGAATCCAGTTGGAGATATGGTTGTTGTCTATTCCCAAAATGATGCTAGAGCAGATGTTAAATGTGGTTTAGCTGCAATTCACTGCCGTTATAGTTTTATTAAATACAAATAGGTATAGAACTTGACCTTGTACAAGGCATGTGGCATATTTATGTTAGAGTGGTGCGAAGTGTAAGTAAGGTGCCACTAGGTGATGGATTCTTACAGCGTCTTTCGCCGATCGAGATTAAATATGCCCTAGAGTGAAATAGTCTGTAAGCCTCAAGGGTTCTCACCAATTTTAAAAGCTCATCATCCGATGGGCTTTTTTTTATTGCCTCAACCCTTGGCATTGGTTTATCACCAGCACATCATGAGGGCATAAAGGGTTTAGACATGGCTTGATGATGCCACCTAACACATTCGCTTGTATGTGGTTGATCACAAGCAAAAACCGAGAGCTACTTATCAGGCTTTCAAACCAAAATTGATAAGCGCTTTATTTGGTCATTAAAGTGAGTAGAAGGGTGCGGGTTTTGAACAAGACACTACCCTTGGATTGACCACCTAAAGAGGTGAGTATTTACTTGCGGATTGGCGACCCCTTAACACATCAGTCAGCCTTAAACTACGTTACTGCTCAGCCCAGTTGTTCATTTGAATAGCTGGGCTGTTTTAATTCAGTTTCCTCTTTATGCCCTGCTTCGGTGGGGCTTTTTTATGCGCCATTCGTCTAATTGGATAAGACATCATAATTCTAGTGTGATTGATGTGGGTTCGAGTCCTGCATGGCGTGCCAATGGTTCTGTAGCTCAATGGTAGAGCAGCGAGCTTATACCTCGTAACGACAGATAATCGGCTGATGCTGGTTCGAATCCAGCCAGAACCACCAATTAATTTAGAGAAGCAATTTATACTGTTATAGTGGACCGGGGATTCCCAGTCGGTTGCTTCATCTAAGTTAATACAGGTGAGGTGATCATGCTGGAATTTTTATTAATGATTTTGGCTGTAATTGTTGGCATACCTGTGTTTTTCTTCATAGTCTTATTATCTTGCATAGTTACAGGCTCTAGTGTTGATCCCGATGATAATGGGTTGCTTAAAACTAAAAAGCAAAAAGAAGAATGGCGCAAAGAGAAACTAGCTAAACATAATATAGAGTTGTAGCCAATGGATCTAATCGAAGCGAAGAAGAATTTAAATGCTTTGTGCAATGAAATAGAAAAGCTTCAAAATCTTTCACGCGGTTTGATGACGGCAAAAGAAATGGTCGAAATTGACGCGAAGATTAAAAGACACAAAGACCAAGTGAAGAATATTAGAAGTAACCTTCATGCGTGATGCAAAGCGACTTGCTGCAATAAGGAAGTTGCCATGCGTTAGATGCGGCTATCCTTACTCACAAGCGGCTCATTCTAATTCTGGTAAGCACGGCAAGGGTAAGGGAATAAAAGCCTCAGATGCGTTTACAGTGCCTCTCTGCCATAAGTGCCATTTCTTATTTGACACTTACCAACTAGGCACAAGACAAGAGTCGGAAGCTCTATTTGATGGTTGGTTAGAAAAAACAGAGCGGATGCTTAATCTTAAAGATGGTGAGGTGTTTTAATCATGTTAATTAAAATGAATACAGAACACTTGCGAATGACAGTGCTAAAGCAGATCGTCGATAATGCTACTAAAGCAATGGTTATTGATAGAAAAAGAACTCTACTTGATTGGATATTTCCATTTACACCAAAAAATATACAACTCAAAAAAATGCGGAAGCGTGGTGACAAGCTAGAACAATTTGAAGTAGCGCTAAGCAAAAATGAAGATGAGTTTTCCTATATTGAATTTCACGATGTAGATTTTATTTATAAGGGTTTGCATTGGTAATAAACCTTAGACGAAACATGATTGAATAAGCCACCCTCGGGTGGTTTTTTATTGCGAGGTCAAAATGGAACCTAGATTCGTCATCAAAAACCATTCTGACATCAACTATGTAATTGGCTATCTCAATACTAATCATGCAAAGGCAGCGAGTGAAGGGAAGCCTTTAGTTGTTACGATTACTTGTAAGCAAGAAAGCCTTTCAGCAGCACAACGAAGATTATATTGGCTCTGGATGACTGAATACGGAAACTATAGAGGTCTGGATAAAGAAGAGGCCTCATCATTCTTTAAATACAAATATCTTTCAGTAATTTATAACCGTGACAATGTTGGTGAATATCCTGAAACCTTCAGGACTATGAAGGAACTCAAAAAGACTGGTGCAAGCCAATATGAAGCTTTGCGGCAGTTTGTTGCTAATAGGATCAGCATCACAGAAGCAACAACAAAACAGATGAAAGAGTTCTTAAATGATATCGAAATCTTTTGTCTAAAGGATGGTGTGAAGCTCACATGTCCAGATGATCTTAAATATGTGATGGAGCATTAAAATGCTAACGTTAGAAAACACAGTGGCAAGCCTGTCTAAAGATGAAGCTCAAGATATTATCCATAGTGCAAAAGACCTTACAGAATCAGAAAAGATAAAACTTGTGGATATGGGTTGGTATCGTGACTCAAAAGGAGGTATGTGGCCGCCAACTAAAGGGGATATAATCAGTTTCCCTATTAAAAGAAGTGACCTCATGCCAAAAGAAAATCCAATAAACCAAACCAATCTTGCTATTGCTGCTTTATCTGCAAGCTTTGCTAATGCAATGAATAAAATTGACCCTCAGTTTTCAACTCTATTCTTAGAGGAAATAGAGAATAGATACCATGAACTACGTGAGATGGAGTTGGTGCACGTTGAGGCAATGGAGACCTTAACTTGGACCCGAGAATTTATTCAGAATAAGTAATAAGAGCCCTCTTCGGAGGGTTTTTTAATGGGTGTCGTTATGGCCTGTAAAGGATGCGAGGAACGTCGTGACTGGATCAAACAACAATTCGAACTGTTTAAAGAAAGATTGCAGTTGCGGAAACAAAGAAGTACTACATCTGCTCACTCAGATAGTGGAGCAAAACACAACACTGATTCAGCAGGTAGCACAGAAGGATCAAGTGATACTGGCAGCACTGGAACAGAACAATGAGTTGCTTATGCAGTTAAGCGAACAAGAGTCTGTTGTGGCGTACAGCAATAAGACGTTGGATTGAGGTGAATCATGGTCAAGCAATTAAGTGTTGCGAATATTGAATATGCAGGTGGTAAATCTGCAAAAGGAACAAAGGTAAAGCTAAGTGATGGTAGTTACTTGGCAGGTGTTAGCTTTGTTGAGACTACAGTAGGTGTTGATCAGGTGGCAGAAGTTCTTATCCGATTGACTCCAGACTTTGAGAATCCAAATGAAACTACAAACACTCAAGCCGAGATTGCAAATACAACGTGCCTCAAGTAAGAACAATTGGGGTTCAGGTCGTGGAGGTCGTCCTTGGCGTAGACTCAAGGCAAAGATACACCTAAGAGATAAGTACACATGCCAATGCTGTGGTGTAGTCACCATGGAGCTTGAGTTAGATCACATCGTTAATATTGCACAAGGTGGCAATGATGATGAATCAAACCTACAGAGCTTGTGTGTACCATGCCATAAAGAGAAGACATTGAAGGAGAGTAGACAATGAACAATGAAGAACTACTAGAGCAACTTGAATCAGTTGCTAACTTTATGCGTGGCATGCAGTTTGATCCACGTATCCCACAAGAAGCCAAAGAAGCTTTGAGTTACCGCGCTCAGAAGATTGATGAACTTGTAGAGAAATATCTAGAAAATTAAATTTTTCTGCAAGATACCATGGGGGGAAGGTGTTTCTTAAAAATCAAAAAATTACGGACACCGCCCGCCCTCTCATTTATAAAAAAATTTCCCATTTCATAAATATGTTAAAGGAGGGTATATGGCTTTAACAGAAAAAAAGAAGGCATTTGCCCTCGCAAAACGAAACGGTAAAGACAACAAAGAAGCGGCTATTTTAGCTGGATGCCCTGAAAAGACAGCATCTGCGGCAGGTGCGCGCTTAGCAAAAGACCCTGATGTTATTGCGCATCTGGAGCGACTTGAAGATGCCACACCTGAACAAGTTGTTAAACATGAGGTTAAGCCTTTAACAACCAGCACAACTATTCAGGCTGCCAAGAATTTAGCCGACCCTTTAGAGTTTTTAGAGTCTGTTTATTCTGATCCAGTTGAAGACATGGCTCTACGTGTACGCGCTGCCCAAGCAGCACTTCCGTACGTCCACGGCAAAGTAGCTGAAAAGGGTAAGAAAGAAACTAAAGCAGAAGCTGCGCGTGATGGTACTAAATCAGGAAAGTTTGCAACTTTGGATAATCAATTAATGAGTTAAATTATGACTTCAATGTCACCAGTCTGGACTACAGCTTGCCCAGATTGGGCGACACGTATTGTTGTTAAGCAGTCATTAATGCCATGTGAGCCACTATTCCCAAAAGTGGCAGACGTTGCGGAGCGTATATTTAAAGAGCTTATTCTTGTAGATGTGATGGGTAGCCCAAAGATGGGCGATGTCACATTGGAATGGGTGATTGAGTTTGTACGAGCGATCTTTGGTGCATACGATCCAAACACTAAGCGAAGACTAATCCGTGAATTTTTCCTTCTGATCTCCAAGAAGAATACTAAGTCTACGATTGCAGCAGGAATTATGCTTACTGCATTAATTCTTAATGATCGACAATCTGCCGAACTTATTATTCTGGCGCCTACAAAAGAAGTTGCTGATAACTCATTTAATCCAATCCGAGATTTTATACGCGCAGATGAAGAACTAAGTGAAAGATTTAATGTGTCTGAGCACACAAAGACTGTAACCCATTTGGGTACAGGTGCGACGCTTAAAGTTATTGCAGCAGAATCAAATGCAGCGGCAGGTAAGAAGGCTTCAATCATCTTGATCGATGAGGTCTGGCTATTTGGTAAACGTGCTAATGCTGAATCAATGTTTCGTGAAGCAAAGGGTGGTTTAGCATCACGTCCAGAAGGCTGTGTGATTTATCTTTCTACCATGTCAGATGAAGTGCCGTGTGGTGTATTTAAGCAGCTTTTAGACTATGCCCGTGATGTGCGTGATGGAATTAAAGAAGATAAAAGCTTTTTGCCTCTTATCTATGAGTTCCCAAAGTATTTAGTTGAAGCAGGCGAACACTTAAAACCTGAAAACTTTTACATCACAAACCCAAATTTAGGTGCATCGGTTGACCTTGAATATCTCATTTCAGAGTTTAAAAAGGTTCAAGATGCTGGCGAAGAATCACTTCGAGATTTCTTGGCCAAACACTTAAACATCGAAATCGGCATGAACTTACGTGCTAACCGATGGGCTGGTGCAGAGTTCTGGAATCAACAAAAACATGTTTTCGGCTTAGACCAACTAATTGAACAGTCAGATGTCATTACGATTGGCATTGATGGCGGTGGGTTAGATGATTTGCTTGGATCCGCGGTTTTAGGGCGTCTTAAAAAAGATCCTCGCATTTGGTGGCTTTGGAACCATGCATGGGCAAATAAGATTGCTTTAGAACGTCGTAAAGAGAATGTCCCTAAATATGAGGACTTCAAATCTGAGGGTTCTCTCACAGTAGTTGACCGCATCGGTGATGACATCGACCAACTAGCTGCAATTGCCAAGAAAGTCTATGACAGTGGCAAGCTCAATAAGATCGGACTAGATCCATTGGGCTTAGGTGGCCTTTTAGATGGCTTGCTTGAGGCAGGCATTCCAGAGGAAAGCATGTTTGCTGTGCCACAGGGATACAAGCTCATGTCTTACATCCTCACCACTGAGCGCAAGCTAGCAGAAGGAAATCTCTTCCATGCTGGACAACAGCTAATGACTTGGGCAGCAGGTAATGCCCGTGTCGTGATGGTTGGTAATGGTATGCGAATCACTAAACAGGAATCTGGTGTAGGGAAGATTGACCCATTAATTGCCACATTTAACGCAGTTGCTTTAATGAGCCTTAATCCAGTTGCCAAGAATTTAGACATTGATGATTATTTAGAGGACGTCGTGATAGCATGAGCGATTTACAAGACACGGGTTTTTGGACTCGTTTCTGGTCACGATTGACTGGAAGAACTCAATTAAAAAAAGGGGATACTTCATATCCTTTTGATAGTTATATTTCGTCAGGTGGTGCAGTTGTAACGCCTGAGACTGCTTTAAAACTGTCAGCGGTTTGGGCGTGTGTGAAATTACGTGCTGAAACTATCTCAACACTGCCTCTTCAACTTTATGATAGTGAAAAGCGTATAGCTGTTGACCATTATCTTTATCGTATTTTGCATGATTCGCCGAATGCTGACATGTGTGCTAGTGAGTTTTGGCAGGTACAAAGCGCTTGTTTAGACTTGTGGGGGAACTCATTCAACCTAATCACAAAGCGGTCAAATGGCGAAGTGATAGCCCTAGAGCCACTTTTTCCAAGTGAAATGATTGTAAAGCGCAATAAATCAGGTTCAATTGAGTTTCATTACACTGAGAACGGCAAGACCACAATTTATTCTGAAGACAAGATCCTCCACTTTAAAGGATTCACTTTAGATGGGCTTGTTGGATTATCTGCTATCCAATTCTTTGCACAAACCATTGGTATGCAATTTGATGCTAATAACCAAGCACAAGATTGGTTCAAAAATGGCTTAAAAGTTGGTGGATTCCTTGAAACAGGTGAGCAAACACTAACTAAAGAACAACGTCAAAGAATGCGAAACAACTTAGCTGAGTTTAGCCGCCCTGAAAATGCAGGAAAGTACATGGTACTTGAGGCTGGCATGAAGGTGTCAGGTGCAAGCAGTATCCGTATTAATCCTGTTGATGCTCAGTTATTGGAGTCACGATACTTTGGTATTGAAGAAATCTGCCGTGCTTTTGGGGTTCCACCTCAGTTAATTGGGCACACTAATAAGGCTAGTTCATGGGCGTCAAGTCTAGAACAAACCAATCAGGGCTTTTTGACTTATGCACTTAACCCTCAATTAGTGCGCTATGAGCAAACAATCGCTCGTAAGCTACTTTTGCCTCAAGACAAATACAAATACCGTCCTAAATTCTCGGTAGATGGTTTGCTGCGCTCTGACGTAGCTAAGCGTGGTGATTTCTACGTAAAAATGACGCAGAACGGTTTAATGACGAGAAATGAAGCGCGAGAGTTGGAGGATTTGCCAGCATCCACAGATCCAGCGGCCGATAAACTCACGGTACAAATGCAGATGGTGCCACTTGGAGAAAATCAGGGGAATCCTCAATGACTAGAAAAAGTTTTAATTTAGAGATCAAAGCCGTCCAAGAGGACGGTTTTTTTTCGGGCTATGGTGCCGTATTTGGAAATATTGATTGGTATAACGACGTAATTTTGCCGGGTGCATTTACAGCATCCATCGCCAAATGGCGCGCCAAAAATAAGATGCCGCCTGTTCTTTGGAACCATAACGATAGTGAACCTATTGGTGTCTACACAAACATCTATGAAGACGAAAAAGGCCTTTATGTTGAAGGCAAGTTACTTATAGATGACGTCCCAAGAGCCAAGTCTACTCATGCACTTTTAAAGGCTGGCGCTATAGACGGCCTAAGCATTGGCTACTCAACCAAAAAGGCTAATCAACAGACAAATGGCGTTCGCGAATTGGTTGAAGTTGACCTTAGCGAAATCTCGATTGTCACTCAGCCTGCAAATGAGCGCAGCCTTATCACGTCCGTGAAATCTAAATTAGATGATGGCGAACTGCCAACATTACCAGAATTTGAAAAATTCTTGAGAGAGTCAGGATTTTCAAAAAACCAAGCTACTGCAATCGCTAGCAAAGGCTTGCGTTCTCTTCTGAGCGAGTCAGAGGAAGAAATCAAAGAAGCGAAATCAATTTCTAATGCTTTAAATATTTTACAAGGAGTCAGCAATGTCTGAACAAAATCTAGAACAACTCGCTCAAGAGTTTAAGAAACACGTAGATACCGTTAAGGGTATTGCCGAAGAGTTTAAAGGCAAGCGTGAACATGGCGACAAAATTTCAGAAGATGCAAAAAACAAAGCAGATGAAGCCATTACCAAATGTAATGAGACTAAAGCTCGTTTAGATGAGCTAGAGCAAAAAATGGCGCGTCGACCAAATGACCAGCCTACTGAGCAAAAATCTTTAGGACGTCAATTTGTTGAATCTGAGCAATTTAAATCCCTCGTTGGATCAGCAGGTCAACGTGGTAAAGCTAACTTAGAAATTAAAGCCACCATTACCTCTGCAACCACGGATACGGCAGGGGCAGCAGGTGACTTGGTCCAAACTACACGAATTCCGGGCATTATTGCTCCACCTGACCGAAAGCTAACAATTCGCGACCTTCTAATGCAGGGCCGTATGGATGGAAATGCACTTGAATACGTGCGTGAGACTGGCTTCACAAATGGCGCTGGTATGGTAGCTGAAGGAACTAAAAAGCCTGAGTCTGACCTTAAGTTTGACCTTGTAAGTACAACTGCCAAAGTTATCGCGCATTACATGAAAGCTTCGCGACAGATCCTTGATGATGCTTCACAATTGCAGTCATACATTGATGGCCGTTTACGTTATGGTTTGGCTTTCAAGGAAGAGCAGCAGATCCTTAACGGTGATGGTACAGGTCAAAACCTTTTGGGGATTATTCCTCAAGCGACTGCCTATGTTCGCCCAACTGGTGTAACACCATCACAGGAAACGATCATTGATACTTTGCGCTACGCAATGCTTCAAGCGATTCTTGCTGAATATCCTGCAAGTGGTCATGTACTTAACCCGATTGACTGGGCAAGCATTGAAACACTGAAAGACACAACTGGCCAATACATTATTGGTAATCCACAAGGCACTTTAAACCCGACTTTATGGGGCCTTCCAGTTGTTGAAACGCAAGCGATCACAGCAGGTAAGTTCTTGACTGGTGCCTTCTCAATGGGTGCTCAGATCTTTGACCGTTGGTTATCTCGTGTTGAGGTGGCAACAGAGAACGAAGACGATTTCGTTAAGAACTTGGTGACAATTCTTGCTGAAGAACGTCTAGCTTTAGCGGTTTATCGTCCAGAAGCATTTGTTTACGGTAATTTGGCACCGGCCGTAACGCCTTAATTGAATAGGGGCGAAAGCCCCTTTCTTTTTGGAGATAGAAATGAAGTACGAAGTTAAACGTGAACATTTTGGCGATCAGTTTTATAAAACTGGTGACACTCGGGAAGCTGATCCAGCAACAGTAAAACATTTGGTAGACAAAGGCGTTCTGGCAGAACCACAAGAAGAAAAGAAGCCAGTTAAAAGCACAAAACAGGTGAAATCAGAATGATTACTTTAGATCAGGCAAAATTACACTGTCGCATTGACGAAGATGAAGAAGATTCGTTGATTTTAAAATGGATTGCAGATGCTGAAGAGGTAATTCAAAACGATTTAGATCGTAAAGTGATTGTGAGTGAGTCTGATCGAGTAGATGAAACCGATATTTTAGATAATGATTGGCTAGATTCAGCAAGATTAATTTACGTTCAATATCGATATAGCAGAAGCACAGAAGGCAAGCCTAGAGCTTACTGGGATTTATTACAAAAATTCAGAATTATGGGGGTTTAAATGTCAGATTTAGCACCCGAACTTAGAAATAGAGTAATTATTCAAGCATACACAGAGCCGGGCCGTGATGAAGATGGCTTCCCAATAGAAGGCGGTTGGTCTGAATATAAAAAGCTTTGGGCTAAGGTCACGCCACTTTCTGCTAAAGATTTAATTGCAGCACAAGCCGACCAATCCGAAGTAGTTGCACGAATGAAAATCCGTTATCGGGAAGACATCACGACAAAGATGCAAGTTCTTTGGAAAGGTCGAATTTTTTCAATTAAAAGCCAAGCTTTAGATGACAGTGAAGACTCATACACTTACTGTACTTTCTTGCTTGGCCAAGGGGTAGAAAGATCCAAGTGAGGTGCCTATGGCTGGTGTTGAGGTTAAGTTTGATGGTATTGAAGAGTTATCGAGAAGAATGAAGCTGATAGCTGATTCCAAAACAGCAAAGCGAATAGCGCGTAAAGCAGCTCGGCAGGCCATGAATATTGTCCGTGATGCAGCGAGAAATGCCGCAAAATCAATTGATGATCCTGAAACGCCAGAGAAGATTTTTAAGGAAATTGTAGTTCAGGGCGGAAAAACGCGTGATCGTAATTCAATTGTGATTCGGGTTGGTATTCGCGGTGGTGCAAAAATACCCTATACCAACAATGCACAAAACAGAAGATCGGGAAGGGTTGGAAAAACCTATCAAACAGATGGCAGAGTGTTTTATTGGCGATTCCTTGAGTTTGGCACCAGTCGACAACCAGCAACCCCATTTATGCGACCAGCACTAGCAAACAATGTTCAAAAGGTCACAGATACTTTCAGTCAGTCTTTCAGTGCCGAACTAGACAAGGAAATAGCAAAACTATGAGCTTTCTTCCAATTTATCGAACTCTCAATGCAGATGCTGCGGTTAAGGCTATTTTGGGCAATGATTTGCGTGTTTATGAGGATTTAGCGCCTTTAGATACGCCTACTCCTTATGCAGTTTGGCAAGAGGTAGGTGGAAGTGCTGAAAATAGCCTTGATTGCCCCGCTAAGACTGATCATGTCATGTATCAGGTGATTGTGTACGACACTAACCAAAAGCGTGCCTATGAGGCGCGTGAAGCAATTAGAAAGGCTTTGGAAACACAAAGCTATATCTTAAATCCGCGAATAAGCAACTACGAAACAGACACAAAGCTTTTTGCTCGTGGATTTGACGCAAATTGGTTTTTAGACCGCTAAATCACAAAAAAACCTGATCTACTTTTAACCGAACCTGTCTTTAGTGGCAGGTTTTTTTATGCCTGAAATTCAGGCAACCACTGGCTAGGCTGATCCCCGAAAAGAAGATGGTCGTTTCGACTACTCATTGCATCTTCCTGCCAGTGTTCTTTTATTCAATGAGTGGTCGGAGCATGACAATGAATGCAATTGTGAAAATTGAAAATCAAACTCCATTTATCGAAGTTGAATTAAATGGAAAAGTCCAACTCGGCGTGAATGCGCGTGACCTACATAAAATGTTAGAGGTTAAGACGGACTTTTCGGATTGGATTAAGCGACGCATTAAACAATGTGGCTTTGAAGAGAATTTTGATTTTATTAAGCTCCTCAAAAAAGAGGAGCTTTCAAAAACAGGACAAAACCTAATTGAGTACATCATCTCGGTGGATATGACCAAACACCTTGGGATGATGGAGCGCAATAAAAAAGGTCATGAGATCCGCAAATACTACATCGAGCAAGAGGAATTGGCTCGTCAACTCAAAGATGGGCTACAGGTACGCATTGGCAAGCTTTCAGCACAACTTGAGCTGATTACCCAATCTCTGTCAGGCGCAGCAAGCTTTCTATCAATCCATGGTAAGCAAACAAAGCCAGCTATGCTTAAAGAATTGGATGATCTGATTAAGGAAGCGCAACCATCCTTAGATTTTGATGAGGATAAAGATAATGACAAATAATGTTCCTGCTTACATTGTGGTGGAGTGCAGACCAAGCACAGAAGAAGATGGTTATGCCGATATTGTTATTCATAACGACACCTACATTTTTGAAAGTGTAGAGCCGACAGAAAACCTGCGCGCAGCAATGCTAATAGCTATTGATATTGAGCGAACCAAGCCAAACCATCGACACATTACACTGCATGCCGAAAGCATCCTGAAACTATGCAAAGGCATACAGGGTGAAACCATAGATTCCAACAAACATTAAACCCCGCCAAGTGCGGGGTTAATTATTTCCAAACCAATGCCGCCGAAAGGCGGTTTTTTATGCCTAAAATTTGAGGAGTAGCTACTCATGGCAGTTTTACGTACACAAGGTACTAACGTTTTTATCTCTGATGGCACGGCCATTACTAAAGCAATCTGTATTACTGCAATCGATTTAGGCAGTGATAGTACTTCTAAGCTTGAAAATACATGTTTAGAAGAAACAAGTTCAAAGTCTTACTTAACAGGTTTGAATGATCCAGGTGACGGTTCAATTACTTTTAACCTAGATCCAGAAAACGACACACATGTTCAACTTCTTAAATGGGCAGATGCGCACAAAGAATTAACTTTCTACATTGGTGCAAGTGACGGCACAGCAGAGCCGACAATCGCGACAGGCACAGTGACAGTTCCAACGACTCGTACATTCTGGACTTATAAAGCTTCACTAGCTCCTTCAACTCCAACATTTGAAGCTGACTCACTCGTAAGCTACCAAGTCACGATGCAGCGTAGCACTGGTGTTCAGATTATTCCTAAAGCTTAATCAAGTGCCCCGAAAGGGGCTTATTTTATGGTGAAAAGAAAAATGGCTAAGAAAAATACAGCATTAAGTTTAAAAGATATTGCACAAGGTGCATTGATCGGTGAAATCCGTGAAGCAGTAGTAGAGTTTCTGCACAATGGCAAAACAGAAACAGTGGATGTCCGACTTAAACAGCTACCATTTGCAGTGACTGAGCCACTGTATACACGCCTGCAAAAAGGTGAAAACGTATTTGCTGAATGGGTTTCATTATGTCTTGTTGACGAAAATGGCGATACTTACTTGACTAAAAAGCAGGTTGAAGAGAACTTTACTCAGCCTCTAGCAAATGCTTTGTTCCCAGTGATTATTGGTCTTGATGAGATTAAGAAAAATAGCGAGGGAAAGTAGAAATAACCCCCGATCTAGAATTGTTGATGGAATTGGCAATGAATGGAATTGGGGGGAACTCAATCGAATCTGTAAAAATGAACCTTACTCTTTCTGAAATACGTCTTTGGGCTGAATATGTTAGGATGCGTGGAAGTTTAAATACTGGGCGCAGGGTAGAGCAGGTTATAGGCTCATTTATGGCCCTTTATAGGAATACGAACAGAGGCAAAGGCAGCAAAGCAGCAGATCCTAGAGATTTTATGCCTCATGAAAGCAAACCTGAGCCACAGGATCTAGAAAGTTTCTTGAAGGCAAGTACAAAGGTAGGTAAGGTGTAAATCTTAAGATAAGAAACTTAAATGACTTATTGCGAGATTTACATGAAGAAACTGTTTTTAATTCTGCCATTTTTAGCTATAGGTGGCTGTGTAACACCTGCGACTCAATTGTTGAATAATAACTTTAGTGAAGTTCAGCCGAAAGCTCCAAGTGCCACTGGTATTTGGACAGTTTCAATTGGCCCGGGTATTTCTACCATTAAACTAGATGGCGATGGAACTGGTGTGCTATGTGAAGACACAAGCGGTCATGTTGTTCTAAATAAGATCAAATATTCTGACAATATGATCTACGTACAGAATGGTATGACATTAAAAGTTGCCGCTTTGAGTAAGGACCGCCTTGAAGCAAAAACTACACTAAGTGCTTTTAATCAGAATATGATTTATAAGGCAGATAATGATTTAAAAAGCGCTTCATCTAAATGCGCTAAAGAACTATAAGTTTTCAACTACCCGAACCCGACCAAGTGTCGGGTTTTTTATTGTCCGGAGAAAAGTAATGGCAACAAGTTCACTTGGAAGATTAACCCTAGACCTTTTAGTGAAATTGGGGTCATTTGAAAGTGGTATGAGTCAGGCAGAGCGAAAAGCCAAAGATACTGCTAAAAACATGTCCAATGCATTTAAGGGTTTTAGTGATCAGTTAAATCAAAGCATTGGTGGCACTCAACTTGGTTCATTCATTGAAAACTTTTCCACTAAGTTAGGTGCAATGCGTGGTGGAATCCTTATGGCTACAGCAGCTTTATCTGGTATGGCTGTTGGTGGCGCAGCAGTTGCTGCAGGTGGTCTTGCTGTTCTATCCATTCAAGTAGCCAAAAATAATGTTGAGTTAGCTAGATTTGCAGCTTTGGCCAATACATCAGTTGAGACATTCCAAGGCTTAGCCGGTGCTGCTGCTACTTATGGAATTACTCAAGAGCAACTATCAGACCAGTTAAAAGACTTTAACGAGAAGATTGGTGAGTTTGCATCAGTTGGCGGTGGTGAAGGTAAAGACTTCTTTGAGCAAATCGCAGTTAAAACTGAGAAGGGAGCAGAAGGAGCAAAAAAACTAGCTGAAGAAATGTCTAAAATGGACGGTGTTTCAGCACTCCAACTCTATGTTGATAAGCTTCAAGAAGCTGGTTTAAATCAACAACAAATGTCTTTCTACCTTGAAAACATGGGTAATGATTTTACTAAATTGGCTCCTTTGCTCATTAATGGTGGTGCGCTTTGGAAAGACTACCAAAAGGCTATGGAAGAGGCAGGGATTATCACCGGCCAAGAGGCTATTGAAAAATCTATTGCTTTGGCATCTCAAACTGAATCATTGCAAATGCAATTCTCAGCTTTAAAGAATAACCTTGCTCAAGCTGTAATGCCTGCTTTAAGTTCACTTATTGGTTACTTTCTTGAAGGCTCTGGAAAGGGTGGCCAATTCTCGGGGATTGTTGAAGCTGTTGGTATAGCGGCAAAAGGTGCTTCTGTATTTATTATTGCTCTTTCAGCAGGTGTTAAATCCTTAGTCCAAATTATTGGCGGGGCGTTAAGTGTTTTAAATAACTTTGGAAGAACTGCAATTAACTTTGTGACAGCTTCAACTTTTAGAGAGAAGGGGCAGGCACTTGTAGATGGATTTAACAATAATGGAAAAATCCTTGTTGATACTACCAAGAGTGTAGTTGAGAACAGTAAACAGGCTTTTGGTTCAATTTCAAATATTGTCACTAATCAAGCAGGCAATTACGACAAATTGACTCAATCAATTATTAATAACCGAAAAGCCCAATTAGAGTGGACTAAGGGTGTGAAGGGTGGTGTTACTGCCGGTATCGCCCAAAACAAAGCACTAAACCCTACTGCCAAAAAAGAAACAGCCAAAAAGACAAAAGATGATAAGTCTGCTTTGGAAAAAGCCAAGCGTGAGCAAGAGCGTATAGAGAACGCTCAGCAATCTATCATCATGCAATATGCCGACAAAGAGCTTCAAATTAAATTGAAGTATGAGGAAGATAAGAAAAAGATTGCAGAGGCCTTTGCTAAAGACCCAGTTAAACGTGATCTTTATTTATCAAAGGCAGAAGAGACGTATAAGCGTGATGTTGCTGCATTCAAGCAAGCACAGCGTGAAAAATATGAATCTTATAAAAATGATCTTTTAGCCCAGATGGCAGATGCAGAAGATGCTATTGCGCTCTCCTCAATTTCTCGCAGATTTGGACAAGGTCACGAATATAATATTGCCAGCATGAATGTAGCATCACGTAAGGCCAAAGATGCTGAACTTGATGCATATGCAAACAACGTAAACCAAATTAACCGTGATTATGATGATCCGGCTGAGGCTCAAAAGCGATATGAATTGCTAGAGCAGGCGAAAGCTACGCATATCGCAAAAATGAAGGCTCTAGATGTTGATTATCACGACAATGCTCGCAAGTTAATTGATGATCAACATAACGCCACCTTAAGCATGTATGGAGCATTACTCTCCCAAAGTTCTTCAGTTTGGGGGGATATGACCCAGATGATTAAAGACAGAGCTGGGGAGCAATCTGCTACGTATAAAGCTATGTTCTTGATGCAACAAGCAATGGCAATTGCTTCGGCTTTGGTTTCTACACATTTGGCTGCCGCACAAGTCATGGCTGATCCTTCTGCATTAACACTTGCTCAAAAAACAAGTTATGCAGCAATGATTACAGGTTTGGGCTATGCGAATGTTGGCCTAATTGCAGCACAGACCATCGCTGGTTTCTCATCTGGCGGCTACACAGGCAACATGGGCCGAGGTGATGTAGCTGGTGTGGTTCATGGTCAGGAATATGTATTGAATGCCGCAGCTACTAAGCGAGTCGGTGTTGATACATTGAACGCCATCAACTCTGGTGGGAGTTTGGAGAGAACAGTTTCATCTTCTGGACAGCCTGTCACTATTCAAGTCTATGTAACTGATTCAGGTGTAAATACCAATGGTGCTAATACTCAGGACCAGAAGCAGCTTGGGCAAATGATCGGCAATGCAGTTAGATCAATCATCCGGCAAGAGCAGCGACAAGGCGGTTTATTATCAAAGTAACCCACTCTCTTGAGTGGGTTCATTGTATTTGGAGGTTATTGTGCAAGATGAAGAAATTCAGAATGGAGCCATTCAATCAAAAGAGTGTATGCTTGATCGTAGTTTTCAGGAGCTTGAGCATTTAGGAACACAGAATACACACGACTTGGAGTATTGTCGTAAATTGATGCATGGAATGCCTCCCATATCAGATGATGTCTTAAAGCTTCTGAAAACTCACTAGAATATTTGGTGGCTAGATAATTTAAGAATTGTTCGTCTAGAGTATCCACATCTACACTTGACACATTAATATTCGGTCTAAAACAGAACTCGATATATGCCCACCAGCAGTTTTCTTTTTCTGGGTCTTTCTCGATTAAACATCCAAGTGTCATAAAAGCTGTGTTTTCTTTATTCAAGTGGTAAATAGCTGTCTTTAATCTTGGTGTAAATTGAAGCTCATGTATTTCATCAATGCGCTCAGGCTCCTTGGTTAAATCAATAGCTCCAATATTAGTGCGACCATCTTCTAAATCTGCTTTAAACGGCCAAATTTTATAGGTATCTTGCGTGGGCTTATTAATCGGCATGCTATAATTACTCAGTTAGTTAGATAGTTGTGGTGACTAAATACTAACACGCAACCCGTTCTTTTTAGGACGGGTTTTTATTTGGAGTCTAAAAATGAAATCTCTTAGAAAGCAAAAACGTCGATTTACTTTGAAAGAACACCAAAAATCAGAAATGACTTTAGCTGCGCAAATTGGTGAAGCTGTAAAGAAAATAATTCTGAAAGATAAACGACAAGGAGGCTTACTTTCTAAATGAGCAACCTTAAATTCACTTTCGAATGCGACTTAGACGGAAATAGTAATACTCAGCGCTTTAATACGTTATCAAGCAAATTTGGTGACGGTTATGAACAAAACATTGCTGTAGGTATCAATAACCGAGCTGGTGAATGGACTTATCAAAGAACGGCTTATAAAGCCGAAATTATGCAAATCAAAGCGTTCTTCGATCAGCACAAGGGAGCTGACTCGTTTCTTTGGGATTCACCTTTAGACGGTGAGGTCCGAGTAAAAACAGGTGAATATCAACCCCGCTGTTTGGGTGGTGATGTTTGGCAAATCTCAACGACTTTCACCCAAGTCTTTTACCCTTAATTTAAACCTCTTTAAAGCCCCTTTTTAGGGGCTTTTTTTTATGCGAGTAAGAAAATGACTAAGCAAGTTATTAATGTTGGTTCAGCTGCAAATGACGGATCAGGAACACCAGCCCGGACAGCCTTTCAGTATATAAACGCAAACTTTACTGAAGTTTATGACTTCCTAACTGGAACCACTAATGCAACTACACTCCCCGCAGCTCTACCAATTGCAAAGGGTGGTACAGGCGCAACTACGGCAGCGGGTGCACGAGCTAACCTAGGTGCAGCGGCAAGTGGTGTAAATAGTGATATTAGTGAGCTTAAGGGACTCACAACCCCTTTATCAATTTCTCAGGGAGGATTAGGAGCTAATAATGCACAGACAGCTAGAATGAATTTGGGATTAGGAACTGCTGCCATACTCACATCAACAACAAGTCAATATGATCCTACGCCGGGACGAGCACTAAGAGTCGGTGATTGGGGGATGGGGGCTGAAGGTTCTCGTGTATCTGATATGGTTGCTCCTCTTAATAATGGTTTTTTTCGAACAGATGACACTTTAACAAATGATACTGGTAATAGTATTGGTCCTTATGGTTTCTTTTTACACTGTACCCGACGCTCAATGGGTGTATATACAGATGGAAGCCATTCATTTCAGCTTGGGAAAGCAGCGTCATATTCTGTACTGAAATATCGATTTAATAATAGTGGTACTTGGTCTAATTGGTTTAATTTATTAACTGCACAAAATACTACAACTGATGGAAATGGTTTTATTAAAGCAGCATCACCTATTGTCAAGTTGTTTAATGATCATATTGAACTCAATGACGAAGCTGAAAGGCAACCAATCACTTTCGATAAGTTGGGTACTGGTGATTACTTAGTGAAAGGCTCATTAGGTTTTGCTCAGGAAGGTTGGTATATCGAAGTCCCTAAAGATGCCAACGGCAACACAATCGTCGCAGTAGTGTATGACACCCTAGAAAATGGTGACATCTCAATTAAAACTTACAAGCGTAAGTTTGATTTTGAACTTGCTGCTGTTGTGGCAGATCACGAGAACCCAATGGACATTCCAGAAGGCCGCTGGATTGATATTCGTCTGCATGAAGAGCTTGTTGTAGAGGAGACACTACCAGATGACACTGAATAGTGATTTCCAGAAACTTTATGTAGATGGGTTAATCACCCTATATGAATTAGATGCCAGCGCTTTAGGAGCTGGCATTTTGCGTTTCCATGGGCATATTTCTTATGAAGATTGGGAAAAGATTTATGTCTCAGCTGACTTAACAAGTTGGAAGGCTGATACAGCAACAATCAAGGCTGATAAAGTTTTTAATATCGGCGATCAGAAAGTATGGATGCGAAATATTATTTGGCAAGGTCAAGTATTTGAGCCAATGGCGCTTGAAGTCTCTGGGCTTGAAATGCGTTCGGATGGTAAAGCTTCTGCACCGACCTTATCAATGGCAAACAACATTAACGGCATTCAAAATGCTGTCTCAGCCTATTGTTTACAGTTTAAGGACTTCGCGGGAGCCAAGCTTAAAGTCATTACCACGCTTGCTAAATATCTGGATGCCGAAAACTTTACGGCAGGTAACCCAACTGCTTCAAATGAGTTTAAAGAGCAGCTTTGGTATATCGAGCAAAAAACATCTGAAAACGCCCAGCAAGTAACTTTTGAGCTTTCAAACCCAATTGATTTTGAAGGGTTGAAAATTCCTGTACGTCAAATTACTTCACTTTGTCATTGGTGCATGATGGGAAATTACCGTGGTGAGGAATGTGGATATACCGGAGCGGCAATGTTCACCGATAAAGATGAGCCTACCAATGATCCAGCTTTAGATCGATGTAGTGGGAGTTTGCGTTCATGCCGTTTGCGTTTTGGA